CCCCCCATTACGCCGTCAATATAACAAAAACAACAGTATTATCAAAGATTTTTTAAGATTTTTTCAGCATTTTGTAAAGATTTAACCGCACTTCTCGGATCGTTCAAGGCATTTTGGCACCGTGATTTGAGCAGTAGTGTTGCCGGCCGTGCCTCGATTTCGTCGATCAGGTCAACCACCTCCTGATACCTGCCGATCATATATAAGGCGTTAGCCAGCCTAGGTTTAAGCCAATCATAATTCTTGCCGAACTTCCAGATACAGTGCCTGAAATACCTTTCAGCCTTCTCCCATTCCTGATTCTTTTCGTGCAGGCACGCGGTCGAATAACACTGCTCATACTCGAATAAATTTTCTTTATTATTTGGCATCCTGATACACTGAATCTGTTCACCAGCCCGTTTCAAGAATGCGTTTTTCCTGTTATCCAGATAAACCGCCATGCCCTGCTCGACCGTGCCTTGCAGGTACGAATACAACGCCCTTTCGATCCACGCGATGCCATTGATGTCCATCTTATACGTTGACGGAATCTCGCACACATAGTCCTGATCCCCGATCTGGGACACATCAGAAATGATCACGACATTTCCAGCAAACGAATCAGAAAACTTGTGTATGTGCGCCGGTCTGTCCGTCCTGACATAGACCTGATTAGCATAAAACGTGTTTGACCATATCTGGTTACACAGTCCG